CGCCCACCGATAAGCGGGCCATGACAACAGGCGCAGCCCAGATGCGGCTCTAGGCGATTGAGCACATCGAGGTTGCGACTGATCAGGCTCTTGATAACTGCCCCACGGTCGGCGTTAGGCATCGCGGGCACCCCTTCGATATGGGCCAGTAATTGTTCCAGAGCATCGGCGAGCATCCCCAGCAAAACGCAATCCTCGCAGCCGTCCTGACCCATGCGGGCTTCAACGATAAGTGCCTCGTAGTCCGCGTTCCATGGGGCACCACTGTTCTTAGGGGGTGCCATTCGGTCACCGATTGCGCCCATCAGGCGAGCGATGACCGCCATGGCGTCCTCGTCCCGTTCCCCGATCAACTGGCCGTCGAACAACTCGGCCCCACACGGCGTTCCCGCTTGATCTATATGGGCGGGGCAGGTTTTCATGGCGTTGAGGTTGTCGCCCACGATCTGGTGCGGAGGCGAGCCAGTGCAGACTCGACGCACCTCGATCAGCAAGCAGGCGGCGTCCTCCAATAACGCCCCGTAGTCGGCGTTAGGGGTCATGGCTGCCAGTCCTGTGGCGGGTAGGGCACGATCAGGGTGAGGCTGGCTTCGTTGCTCAGGTTGATGAGCACGCGATTACCGCCACCGTGCCGAATGGCAGTGACGTCGGCGCCATTGGCAAGACCCATGATCCAGCCGATATAGAGGTTGTGGCGTATGACTTGGTCGATGTCCCAGTCTTGCTCGGCGTTGGCAGCCAGCGCCTCCATGTCTTGCTTGGTGATGGCAACGTCGGTGTGGTCGACGTAGTGCTCCTCGTTGGTCATTGCTCCTCCTCGGCAATGAAGCGGTCAATGAGAGTGCGGATGCGTAGGGCAAAGGCAAAAGCGTCGATGTTGCGTGCCGTCAGCACGGCGTCGACTAGCTCGAGCAATGCCTCGAGCAGAAGTTCGATGCGCTCTCGCTGGCGGTGGCTGACCTGGGCCAGGCCATCGGCTCGTTCCCGCTCTTGGTAGAACAGGGCAAAGCCGACTTTGCGGCTGGCTTCCAGGCCCACCAATGGGTCGTGGCGAGCTCGGGGGTTTCCGTTGCTCATGGCGTATTGCATGTGGGAAGTCTCCTCGCAGGGTGTGACAGTTAATCAGGGGGCCAGGTTTTGGTGCCACCGCAAAGGGGGCATAGGTCGAGCCGGTCGGCGGTGTCGGGGTCCGCAATCTGTATGGTTAACTCCGGTCTTTGCCCTGTGCCGTGGCAGAACGGGCACTCCCCGGCCTTTACATGGTCGGATGGCTTCATCGGCGGTGGCGGGCTTTGGAGTTGCTGGCTCGGGTGTTTCCGATGTGCCAGCACTGGCAATAGGGGCAGGTGTACTCACGCATGGTGGGCCAGCCGCGGGTCCGGGCCGCTGCCGCGGCCTCGGCCGCGACTTTCTTGGTGGCGTACTGGGTTTTCCCGGTGAGGCAATCACTCCCAGTAGTAAGGCCGTAGGGGGCACTCAATCTTGCAACCAGTATTCGAGGGCCTGGGCCACGGCCTCGGCCAGAGTGATGTCCAGGTCAAAGGCACGGAATCGCAACTGGCGGTGAAGGTCCTTAGGCAATGGGACGTTTACGGAAACGGTCTCAGCAACCTCCGACTTTTCCAGGGTATTGGTCGAGCGGATTCTCTTAGTGGGCATGGAGCCATGATACCTCTTAGTACCGTGACGATTCAAGTATTTACCTGAGCACGACCGGGGGACGCGGCGCACAAGGTCGGTCCCCGTCCCCCAGGTCGGTCCCCCAGGTCGGTCCCCGTCCCCCAGGTCGGTCCCCCAGGTCGGTCCCCCAGGTCGGTCCCCCAGGTCGGTCCCCCAGGTCGGTCCCCCAGGTCGGTCCCCAGGTCGGTCCCCGTCCCCCAGGTCGGTCCCAGGTCGGTCCCCAGGTCGGTCCCCCAGGTCGGTCCCCCAGGTCGGTCCCCGTCCCCCAGGTCGGTCCCCGTCCCCCAGGGACCCCCAGGGACCCCAGGGACCCCCAGGGACCCAGGGACCCAGGGACCCCCAGGGACCCCCAGGGACCCCCAGGGACCCCCAGGGACCCCCCAGGGACCCCCAGGGACCCCCAGGGACCCCCAGGGACCCCCTAGGGACCCCCAGGGACCCCCAGGGAAATCCCTGGCAACGGGGGTCCGTATATGACCCCGGATCGTCGAAAAACCCTTACGCGACAAGGGTTTTTCCTCGAGGGATGCGCCAGTCTCGAGTCAATCTCCACGCCATTTCAAGGTCGGACAAAAGGGGACATCCCGGAAGGGGTCCCACAAAAGTCCTGGTCAGGACCCTAAGAATCCTTCTGGCCCTAAGAATCCCGCGTGTGATAAGATGGTTGATAGTTGTAACTTGACAACCTAAAGAGATCAAGGGGGTCCCCCAGGGACCCCCAGGGACCCCCAGAAACGTCCGATGGCAGGACAGTAGGGGGGGACCCATCCCCCAGGTGGGACCACGACCGTACCGGACAATCACTCAAATCTCCGGTACTCCCCAGGTGACGTGGCCTCAAGTCTCCCCAGGTACTTGACAATCGAATAGGAATCCCCAGAAACGTCGGAAACAACGGCAGTATGGGGATTCCCTGACTCCCCAGAAACGTCCGATGGCAGGACAGTATGGGGGACCCCAGAAACGTCCGATGGCAGGACAGTATGGGGCAAGACAGTGACTATGTCACCAGCGGGTTATCGTCCAATACCCTTCCAATGATTGGACGATTTCCCGGTGAGGGCACTCACCATTCCCCCAGGGCAACAAGGTCCTGGGGGATCGTTCATCATGGAAGGATGAGCAATGTTTAACAACAATATCCCGGCAAACACCGTCTTCACTTACGATGACGGCTCCGGTCCATTGGCCCTGAGGGCTCACGGTATTTCCAAGGCCAAGGCCAAGGTTGAATCGTGGTTGGCGGATGGTTATATCGACCTTCCGGCAGTCAACATTTCGTGGACCAGCGTTGGGGATCATTGGGTACTCAATGTTTTCGACGGTGACGATTTGGTCACCGTGGCAACCCTTTACCGGGGGGCCGGCCAAGAGGTTTTCACCCAAACGGCCTAATCCATTGAGTGAATCCCCTGGATGAAACCGGGGGATTTACCCACGCAGAGAGACCAATCCGGTCTCTCATTGTGTGGAAGGAGCACAAGTTATGGCCGTGTTCAACAACATGGTGGCAGATACCGTTTTCACTTTCGAGTGGGACGGCTCCCAGCCGGTGGCCCTCCGGGCCCACGGTATTTCCAAGGCCAAGGCCAAGGTTGAGTCCTGGTTGGCGGACGGTCTTTTCGACCTTCCGGCGGTCCAGATTTCGTGGACGGGGCGGAATGATAACCTCATTCTCAGCGTCTTCGATGGCGACAACCTGGTGGCCGTTGGTACCCTTTCACGGGGGGCCAGCAAGACTGTTTTCTCACAGTCGGCCTAATCCATTGAGTGAATCCCCAGGATGAAACCTGGGGATTTACCCATGCAGAGAGACCAGCACGGTCCTCATTGTGTGGAAGGAGCACAACCTATTATGTCCAGCGAACCAGAGACCATGACCGTAGGGCAACTACGGGCGGCACTGGCAAACGTCCCCGACGACGGGCGGATCCAACTTTATTATGAGGATGGCTCATTCGTTTTAGTCGAGGCCAGGATCGAACCGGCAGACGAATACACACCATTTGCCGTCGTTACCCTGGTCGGGGCCGACCTATAGCACCCGGAGCCCCGGCCCACAGTGGCCGGGGCAACGGCCATGCAGAGAGACATTTGGCGTCTCTCATTGTGTGGAAGGAACACAAAATGGCACCTACCAATAGCCGGGAAACGGCGTTCGCCGCCTCCCCCGACGATTGGCCCCATTGGCCTCTACTGCCCCTCGTGGAGCGGGTACCGACCCCTTCACGGCGTTGCGGATTCTTGATCGACGGGCACAGCCTGAAGGTCTTTGTCGGCAACATGATTACCTTTTCGGTCGAGAAGGGGCCGGGCCGTTTCACGGACATTGAGACCATCGAATACAAGAGCCTGGCCGACCTATTGACGGCCTGGCGAGTCGACTAGGAGCACCCGGAGCCCCGGCCCACAGTGGCCGGGGCAACGGCCATGCAGAGAGACAAACGGCGTTTCTCTTTGTGTGGAAGGAGCACAACCAAAATGACCTTTAAAGAAAAGGTTGCCGCCCTTATTGACGAGGGCGGCTACACCCGCACCGAGGCCATTGCACTACTCATCGACATGGGTGAGCAGGACGATGACTAGGGCAAAGGGGTATTCACCTAAGACGGCTCCCCAATGTCCTTACTGCGGGCGCACCAAGTTTCCATCCGGTGGCAAGTGGCATTGCCCGGAGACCAACAAGTCTCACGGGCCACGGGGCGGTGACCTGCACAGGTCCGTCCATGCTCGAGCCGGCGGATTCCGCAAACGGTATTCATAGCCGCCTCCTGCCCGGCCTCGGTCGGGCAGGTTGCGGGTACGGATCGACCGTACCGGCACACTCACAGAAGGGAAATGATTGTGCAACCCCTAACCAATGGGCAACGGATCAAGGTGCTCGGCGCTTTGATCGAGTATTGCGAGGATCATATTGCCAGTCGGCGTGATTGGCAGAATGACCGTGGCCTGACTTGTGACGAGTTGGGCTGTGGCATCTGCAATGCAGATTCCTCGCAACGGGCAGCCGAAGCCTGGTTTCAGGATTGGGAGAATGGGGCCACCGAATACGGTCCGGCCCCCGAACTCCCATTCGACCTGCTCGAGGTGCTCAACCGGCCAGATGCCTATGTCCTTGGCAGCCACCTCGAGGCTGACCACGGCATACATCTTCCCGGTGCACAAACCGATGAAATGCATATCGGTTTGCACGGCGGGGATTTGAACTACGCGGCTGGCGAACGGGTGCATTTCCACCCAACCGGCCACGTCAGCCCGCTGGAGCTTTTGTAGTCCCCAGCCGATTGCCTCGAGATGGCTCGAGGCTTTCGGGTGTGGATTCCCCACACCGGCACACACTCACAGAAGGGAAATGATTGTGCCAGCACCAGCCAAAAAGGAGGCAACGGCCAAGCCCGCCGATCCAGTGGACAAGGCCATTGCCGAGGGTCTGCAAAAGGCCCACCTGCCCACCGTCCGCCAGCATCACGTTGAAGTTTTCGTGATCGAGCGGGCCGGGCGGGAGCCGCAAGTCGAGGTCTATGGCAACCAACGGCGCGCTGCCGTTCGAGCCGAGGGTCTCACCCGCCGTGGCACGCAGTTCACCGTAAAGCGGTTGGCGGTGATTCGTTGAGCAACCTTCGTTGCCCAACCTGCGGGTCAGAAGTGTTCTATGACGCAGAGATTGGCGCACCCGGCTTCGGGCAGTCGTATCACTGTCTCGTGGCGCACCGGCTGGTCAAGCTCGGCAGTGTCATGGTCGACGTTGCCGATTATCAAGACGCTGAGCCGCCCTGGATCATGACGATCAAGGACGTGCAATAGGCCGTCCTTAGCCACTTCGCCCGGCCCCGTGCCGGGCGTTGTGGGTACGGATCGCCCGTGCCGACTCTCACTGAAGGGAGAGAGCCGTGGCAAACGTAACGCCACAAACCGCAACGCCCCCAAAGCCCGTCGACAAGGACCTCGCGGCCATTGTCGAGGCAATGCGGGAACTGCAAACGGAAGGGCAGGCCTGGGTATTGGCCGAAGCCCTGGCCAAGAAGGTGCCGACCGGCGAAAAGGGTTTCGATGAAATCATGGACGCCGCTGGCGCACAAGGGATTACGGCAAACCTGAGTGCCAACACACTCAAGGCGTACCGTAACGCCGCCCTGGCGTGGCCCCCGGAAAAGCGGGTGCCCGATGTGTCCTTCTCGGCGCACCGTGAGGCCATGAACCTCAAGGACACCGTCGCGCAACAGGAAAAGCTGTTGCAGGACTTGAGCAAGAGTCTGGGCGGGCCTGGCAAGGTCAGTGTCTCGGCAGTCCGCAGAGCCGTTCAGGTCAAAAGGGGCAAGCCTGTTACCACTCGAGGAGCAGGCGGTGGCCGAGGTGGCAGTGGTACGACCCCTGTGAAACCCCAGTTCGATGTGCTGGACGACATCAAAGCCGGGAGCCCGCAGTTGATCAGTCGGATCGGCGGCGACACCAAAGGCTCCGACCTGGACAAGCTCCATGTCGGAATGACTCGAGCCATCGAGCATGTGGAAAGACTCCGCATCAAGTTGGCTCGAGCCAAGGCAGCCGCAGCCAAGAAGTCGGCTCCGGCCACCACACCTGTACCCACCACGCCACCCCCGACCAAAAGGCCGGCTGGCCCAGGTGACGTGCGAGGGCTGTGAACAGCCGATTGGCCCGATCTTTGCTCGGGCCTTTCGGGTGTGGATTGCCCACACCATTTGAGCCCTTTGAAGGGAGGCTCTGTGCCTGTGAAAGCAGACACGCCCACGTTTGACATATCCACGGTGCCCGAGATTGATCGGGCCCGCGTCCAACAGATGATTCCAGACCCAGTGCTGGCGAAGCGTTATGTGCATCGCGACATCGAGGGCATACTCGATTTCGATTATCTGGATGCGGCCATCGAGGATTTGGAAAACGTGCTCTTGGTTGGCCCGACCGGGTCGGCCAAGTCAACGCTGTTCAGGGCCTATTCCGCCGCACGCGGATTGCCCCTGGCGATCATCGAGGCCAATGCGTCCATGGACCTGAGTAGCACACTCGGGCGGTTGGACCCAAAAGGCCTGCACTGGGTAGACGGCGAGTTTACGTTGGTCGTCCGCTACGGCGGCGCAGCAGTTATCGAGGAAATCAACATGGTTAACCCTCGAATCAGTGCCGGGTTTCACCAACTGCTGGCTGTTACCCGGCGAATGTCCCTGCCTGAGAACACCGAAACCATCAAAGGTGGCGCAGGTGGTTTGGGCCGGCCCCAGCCATTGCTGTTGGCGGCGAACATGAACCCGAGCAGGGTTTATGAAGGGACGGTGCGAATGAACCAGGCCTTGCTCAACCGATTCGGGCAGCCGCACGAGTGGCCCTACCTGCATGAGGTTGAAATGAAACTGCTCAAGTCGGAGCGGTTGCTGGACATGGCCGAGGGCATTCGCTCACTGGCCGAGATTCAAACCCCCGTCAGCAGTAACGCGCTGATGGAGTTGGAGCACCATACCTGGCGCTTCGGTTGGAATCCGGCGGCTCGACTCTTTGCGAACCGTTTTGCCGAGGCAGAGCGGTCCCCGATCATGAGAGCCCTCGAGGCGAACAGCACAGCCATTGTGGCTGAGTTGGAGAAATCCTGGCGGCTGGGATCATGAAAAAGCCCCCGCCACCGCAACCCACCATGTTGTCGTTGCAGGCACCGCGTTCCCCAGGAGCGCGGGGTGACGATGGCCGATGGGTGCTCCATGTTGGTTGGCCCGGTGGCGGTGTCCGCACCGCCCTACCTGGTCCTCGCCCCGACGAATCCGATAAGGCCATGGCCGAGGCCGCTGGAATCCTGGGCTATGAGCCGAAATGGGAAAAGGTCGTGGCGCAGTTCCCCGATTGGCCCCCCGCCTGGGTGGCCGTGCCGAGGAAGTCCTCTCGGCGTAAAACGCGATAGGTCCTTAGCCACTTCGCCCTGGCTCTGCCGGGGCGTTGTGGGTACGGATCGCCCGTACCCGGCACAACTACTTTGAAGGGAGTAGCCATGTACCGTACAAGTGGCCGGCAAGGCACCACCGAGGTGCTATTGCCCGACACTTATAGTCCGCAGGACGTTCTGCGGCTTCAGCGTTTGGCCCGTGAGTTGCGGCTCACCGATCAAATCCTGTCCTATGACCTGGATGCCGTGAGCATCGTCCCGGCTGGCCCCGCGCCGGCCTGGACCACGCTCGAAGGCGACCGGATCAGCTTTTCGATGGCGCACATGCCGCTGCCGATCAGCAAAGTGGACATTGCGGTTTGGTTGGGCACCAATGCTCACGAGCTAATGCACGTCCTCTTTAGCCCCCGTACAGATTCAACTCTCATGGCTCGGGTTATAGAGGCCGACCAACTGTTCCTCAAGGGCGTTGTCCCGTTGCACAACATCTGCGAGGACCAACGCGGGGAGCGATTGCTCCTGGCTCGGTTCTCGCCGTGGCGCAACTACTTGGTGGCTGCTCTCGGGCATCACATAAAGGTGCGTGAGGGCGGGGGAGCCTGGCTCCTGGTCACCGGGCGAACCTGGCTCTCGAGCCAGATTCGGGATACCGCTCGCGCCATGTTCGTGCTCGCCCGTGGCGAGTCGACGGCCAAAGAGGTCACGCAGTTGGTAGGTGAGTATCAGCGGCTCACCGATCCGGGCGAGGATGAGGCCGACGAGGCCATGAGCATTCTCGAACGGTTGCACACGCTGTTCGATTTGGATATCCCGCCCGGAGGTTGCGGTGGCGGTGTCCTTACGAGCGGCGAGCCCGAGACTTTCCCTGATGACAATGGCGCACCGCCCACGGCTGACGAAGCCGAGGACGAGGCGACCGGAGGCAAAGGGAAAGCCGGTGGCGAAGGTGATGGCCCGGAGGGCGACATTCCTGCCGAAGGTGGCGGGGACGAGCCAACCGGCACTGGCGCGGGAGCGGGCGACAACCCGATCCCGCCCAAGCCCCTCGATCAAAAGCAACTCAAGGAGGAGCTAAAGAACGAGGCGCGAAAGGGGCTCGAGAGAGACCCGGATGCCAAAGCCGATATCGAATCAATCTTGGATGCCCTCCGATGGGGGCGACCGGGAGTCGACATTGACGGCGTGATGCCCGAAGGTCGGTATCGAGAAGCCACCGATGGCGCCCGGCGTCTACACCGCGAGGTGGCCGACGCATTGCTCGATTTCAAAGAAGAAACCGAGCCGGGCTGGGTTCGCCGTGTGAACAGCGGGCGGATCAAGGTGCAACGTCTGCTCAACCCCAGGGTTGATCCGGACACGCTCTTTGACCGCTATGAGCCTGGGCAGATGGATGCCAGCGAGTTGGAGTTGGTGTGCATCATTGATGTTTCAGGTTCGATGCAAAAGGTGACCCTGAACCTGGCCGAATCATTGTGGGCTATCTGGCACGCAGTGGACGACCTGGACGGTGAAGCCACCATCTTCACCTTCTGCTCAGGTCCCCATCGTGTGCTGGGTCGCCCAGGTGAGCGTCCCGATCAGCGTATGTTCCACCCGCAGGCATGGGGCGGGACAGACCCGGAATCGGCGCTCCGTGAGGCCTTTGCTCACCTGGCCAATAGCCCGGCTCTCAATCGGCTGGTCATCATCCTCACAGATGGCGACTGGTACGGCGGGCAGGGTGATTTGGTCATAGCGGCCATGCGCGAGTTTGGCATTACCACCGTGTTGGCGTACCTCGATACTTCGCAGGTTGTCGGCATGGTGACCCAGCCCGATCCTCACGGCGTCGAGTTCTTCAAAGAAATCGCCGTACCGGGGGATTTGGCTCTGTTGTTTAGGGACGTGGCTCTCGCCAAAATGAAGGCGCAGAGTTAGTCACCTATCAGCAGCCGATTGGTCCGAGTGTCTTTGGCTCGGGCCTTTCGGGTGTCGATAGGCACCAACTTTCAGAAGGGAGAGCAAATGGCTAAAGAAAGCCTGCGCGACCTGTTGGGTTACGAGCGCAGACTGCACCGTATGACCAGGGCGCAGTTGCTCGAGGAGGCCCAACGGGTAAGTGCCTTGGACCGAATGACTCTTATTCGGGCCATTTTGGCCGCTCAGGATATCAACCCGGACGCCCTGCGTTGATAAATGGCGCATCTCCATCATGGCAAGCAGCACGATGAGATTGGCCGCGGCCTGGAAACACTGGCGTGGCTATCGCCTGAGCGTCGACGGCACGCCGTTCGCCAGATCAACTGGCGCATCGGTGATCACCTGCGTTGTTGCCACGGCATTCGTCGGGTGGGGCGCAGGACCGTAGGCGAACTAATCAACCTGCACGCCTCCTGCCACTAGCGGTAGCCAGCCGATTGCCTCGAGATGGCTCGAGGCTTTCGGGTGTTGATCGCCAACACCGCAGTACCACACACTTAGGAAGGATGTGTGCATGACGGAATCCATCAAGCGGTACAAGTGCCCGCAGTGCGAGAATGTCTCGGACGGCACGGGCCTCGCCGCCCACATGAAGGCGCGCGAGCACTTCGGTGACCGCATACCGCAACCCGATGGCCGTTCTGGCGACATGATGCCGTATAGCCGTATCGCCGGCAAGGTCGCCAAAAAGCGTGCCCCAGCCAAAGCCGTCGCCTCGCCTGAGGCCACGGTGGCGGCTATCGACAGCCAAATCATGGCACCACCGTCCAGCAACAGTGACGACGCCACCGAGTTCACCATTCGGGTGGACGAGCGTGGCGTGTGGTTGAAGCTGGACGCGGCCGAGCTTGACCGTCTCTTGGGCACGGTGCGCCATGGCCGTTGACGAGTCGGCGTATACCGACCTCGGGGATCTGGGCACGGACATCTTCACCTGCAAGATGCTGTGGGCCCACGCCTGGGCCAACAATCCCAGCCCCAAGCACATCGACGGCGAGGTGGCGCAACTGGCCTACCGAATCCTGTGCCTACGTTGTACTCGTTGCAGGCGTGAACGATACGACTACCTGGGCTCCAGGGGCGAGTTGATCGGGCGGTACTACCGCAACCCGGTCGGCTATCCCAAAACCCATCGCTTCGACGGTGACGGCCTGCGGGCCGAGTTGATCCGGCGCAGCCTATGGGTCAGGAACGGCAAAGGCCGCTAGGCTCGCTCACAGCCTGGCTGTGGGAAGTCGGCAAAAAATCAGCCCTCGCCGGGTTCGCCCCGGCGGGGGCTTTTTTTCTGCTTCAGCTTCCGCTCCTCGTCCAACGACAGTCGGGAGCACCGGGCAGAGCAATACAGGTATCGGGTGCCCAGTGGGCCGTGGCAGTGGATACAGCCGCGGCGGCGTATGGCCTCGACGTCGATGCGGATTTGGCGTCCGGCCCGCTCGAAGGCCTCACGCTCGACCCGCTCGAGCGGGGATTCAGTCTCCATGGCTCGGGAACTGCAAGACGACCAGGCGCAGCGCACCGCCGTGGGACCGACCCTCGAGGACCGTTCCTGGCTCCAGCCAGCGCATCCAGCCTTCGGTCAGGACGGCGTGCTGGTCATCCTCGAAGCCCCCGGCCAGGACCAGGCAATAGGCGCCGGCCCCGGCAATGTGGAACGGTTCCAGCGTCCAGTCGCGCGTCACCACGATGACGGCCACCCGCAGGCCGTCCCGCTCGTAGACGAGATCGGCCCAGTACGGGCTGACCGGATAATAGAGATCGAGCAGTTCGTTCCGGCGTGGGGCATTTGGCCGGTTTTGCCGGGCCTGAGCCAGCCGGGCCTGTTGCTCGGGCATGAAGCGGGCGCCGGGGTCGTGCTCGGGCCGAAGGGTGACGTAACTCAGCCCTTCGGGGGCCGGGGCCACGGGCCCGTAGACGGTGTGCCGGTCGGCGTAGTGCGCCAGACCCTGCGCCACATGGTGTTGGCCAACCCGCCCGGAGCCGTGCGTGAACACCTGGAACTGGTCCGTGCTATGGAAGTGCGTACCCAGGATGTGTGAGCCGTCCTGGTCTATCAGGTGCGCCTGTGGCCCCTGGCCGGGTCCGACCCAGCCCATTAACGTCGTCCGGCTCAGGCCGAACGTATGTTCCCCGGAGGCCCGCTGTACGCCTCTCAGAGGCTCTGAGCGGACCCAGGGGGCCAGGTCTATCAAGAACGGCTCCTGGCCCGTTTCCGGGGCTGTGATCCGGTTTCCGGGGGGCTGAAGATACCCAATCTCTCGCCCTCGTACTGCTGTTCGCTGATGACCACAAGTTCGAAGGGTCTAAACCACGTCGCAGCACCCTTGGTGCCTGCGATCCGATCATCAAAGCTCACGCCGATTTCGGTATAGAACACCTCGCCCGGAGCGTGCTGATCGCACTTCCAGCCCCTGGCCCCCGGCTCCACGCCCTGGCAGGTTTCCTCATTGAGGGCTACCACGGTGGCTACCCGCCCCCGGTAGCGAGGCCAGGTGCCTCGAGGTGGATATTGCTTTTCATCACGTTGAATACGGACGCGGGTACCCACATTGGTTTTCACGGGCAGACAGTATAGTTCAATGCGGGCGGTGAGTCAACTATTTGCCCTTAGGCGTGTGATTCTTGGTTTGGATGTCCGGCCACTTGCGGTTCACGGCCTTCTCGACCTTGCCGTAGGTAGCGGCGTTGTTGGACTGTCCGGCTCGGGCCAGAGCATTGCGGGCTCGGGCTTTTGTGTCGATTGGGAAGGACTTGCGCCCTTTGCCCCCAACTGTGCTGGTTGGGCCATAGACGTAGCTGCCTCGAGGAAGGGTGGCTCGTCGCTGTGGGGAGATGCCTGCCATGGCGAAACGATACAACCGTCCCGGCGTAGCTGCGTGGCTGTGCGGGGCTGGCCGGGACGCTTATGTACCACCAGGCTCCGGTCGCTCAGGCACTCGAGGATGGGGGCCGGCTGAGGCAGACAGACCCGGCAGCGCGGCAGGGGTTGGGACGCCGGACGGTACGCAACCATCTGGCGCTCGCCACATCTCGGGCACCGGGCCACCACATGGCCGGTGCGCCTGCCTTCGATCTCTAGCTCTTGCCAAAGATCTAGATTTTCTAGATTTGGTCCCCGTGCTTCCGCTCTAAAGAGCGGCGGAAGCGCACGGTTCGACTGATTTTTGCTTTCTTCCTGCTTCCCGCTAGTGCTTCCCATACAAAACTCCTGCTCAGGGGTCGAAAAGATTGGTCGGTTCATCTTGCTTCCCACCCTGCTTCTCACCCCCCGCTTCCGACCCCCCAAAATCCTGCTTCCGGGAAGCATTTGGCGCTGATCGGCGGTACTTGAGCGCCTGGCCGAGGACGGTGTTGCGTCCCAAACGTTTGCCCGCCGCCCGTAGCAGGTCCTTGGCCCTGCGCTCTGTGGCGTCGAGCGGAACGCCGACATCGTCAAGCTCCTGGGCCTTCTCGGTCACGCCCGCCAGCCAGCCGACCTGAATCGGTGCGGAGTAACTGACCTCGCCCTCATGGCCCGCCTGGAAACTGATATGGCGCTCGATGTTGAGTATGGGCCCGACCCAGGAAAGGCGGGAGGCTCCGGTGCAGTCGAGGATGACGCCGCTTTCGGTGCGTCGTTGACGCCAAATGACGTCTACGTCGTCCCGTTTGGCCGACGACCCGCGTTGGCCCTTGCCGGGGTCCTTGCCTGCGTGGTCGAGCCGTAGGTAGGCAATACCGTCCCGTTTCAGCCGGACGCCAGTGTGATGGTAGAAGTCCTGCACCGTGGCGGCGTCGTTCTCGTCGCCCTGCACGACCCTGGAAAAGGTGTCGAATATGACGGCCTGGGCGTTGACGCTGTGGACGTAGTCCATTAGCTGATCCCCGCCATTTTTGAGGTTGAGCGGGTGCATTGGTGCGAACAGGGCGTAATGGAGTCGGTCCAGGCCGTCGAGGTCGAAGCCGAAGTCGCTCAGGCGCTCCTCGAGGTCGTCCTCGGTCATTTCGTAATCGAAGTAGGCCACGTCGACCGGCTCGATGGCATCGCCGGTCCAGGGATGCCGGCCCAGCGCCAGGCAACCGGCACACCACAACACCAGTTCCGATTTGCCCTCTTTTGCTCCAGCCCACAGCGCCATTGCCCGGCCCCACGGCCAGAACTTTTCCACCAGCCAGTGGTGCTGCGAGGAGTCGCGTTTGGCGAAGGCCTGCCAGTCGATGAAGATGCTGGGCGTGTCGTCGTCGGTGGCTTGCTGATAGTCACCTACCGGCGTGGGGTCTGCGGGTTTGGCCCTTTTGAGTAGTTCCTGCCCGACCACCCAGGCTGCCACCTCGTCCACCTCGTCGGTGCGGCCCTCGCCCGCCGTCAGCACTTCCCAATCGGCCTTGATGCGGGCCAGAGCGTCCCGAGCGTCGAGCGCCGTCATACCAAAGGCCCAGCCCATGATGCGTACCAGGGCGTCGTGACGGCTGCCCTCGGCGGCTTGGGTGAACACCGCTTCCTGCTCTGCGAACCGCTGCATGGCGGGCAGGGTGGACTCGGTGGGGCTGGCGTTGATGAAAGCCACCGTGTCGGCGTTGGTGGCCCGCCGTCCGTTATGAATCGCCCCAGGGTGCAGTTGGCGGGCCATGGTTTCCGGTAGGGGCTGTGGCGTGGTGAAACTGCTCTGGCCCTTCCAGCGCCATCCGTACTGGCCGGGTGCAACCACCCAGCCGTTGTTGGAGCGCATGTCGATGCCGAGCCAAGGTGAGTGATTGCCGTAGATGACGCCGGGGGGTTTGCGGAACAGCACATTGATGCCCCCCGATGGCGAGTCCCAGGCGGAATGGACGAAGTTGCCGTGCTCGCCGGTCAGCGTCCGCAGGGTCGCCAGCCCGGCCTTGTGGTGCTTGATGTCGCAATCGAGCACGCCACAGCCGCCCGAGCCCGGCACGAAGGCCACCACGACCATTTCCTCGGCCCGGAGCGGCAGGGGTGGATTGACCAGCCATTGGCGCATCTCCTGGCGGTCGGTCGTGGCCCCCAGGTGACCGTTGACCAGTAAGGGGCGCTTCCCATAGGTCCCGTCCGGCTTCAGCCAGATGGCGGCGGGTAGCACCTCAAATCCGGCGTCGATGGCGTCGTCGGTGATGGCAAAGGCCGTGGTCCATTGCTCACGTTCGTCGGCATGGGTTGAGCTATCGTGGGTATCCATTACATGGGCTCCCTCCTGAAGCGGGGGTCACAGAAGGCCCACCGGATTGGAGTCCGGTGGGCCTTCCTTTAGGTTGATCCGGCTAGTTTCGCAGAAGTGCCCGGATGGTGCTCAAGCACACCGAAAGGCTGACCTCGGCCTCCCTGAGGACCATGCCCTCGGCATGGCTGTGGCCGGGGAACAGGTCCATGATGATGTCCTCGAGGCGAGTGCCTGCCTCTTTGAGGTCGTGGGCGGTAGCGCTGGGCCCGTCACTGACCAGCCACTTGGTCAGGGCCAGCGCCTCCTGCGTCTTGTCGGTGTCTGGCATGGGAAGTCGGCGGTGGGTCATTCTGGCGTGGAGAACAAGTCCACCGGCACCGAAGGCGGTGCGGGTGGCTCGTACTGGGCGGTGTAGAGCTTCGCCGGCTGGGGCCTGGCCTTGCCCAGGCCAGTGTGCTTGACGGCCAGGCGAGCGCCTGGGGCCACGTTGGTGGCGTTGGCCGCTCGCACGGCTCGGGCGATAGCGGATTGCATGGATTCGCCCGTACCGCTCTGCACTTCGTAGTTACCGCCCCTGGCGTAGAGGACGGCGGTGCCGTCGCCCTCCTCGATGGTGATGAGCCACTGCATCATGGGCCGGTCGCTTTCGCCCCAGAACTTGAGCTTGCCGGTGTCCAGGTCGGTCACCTGGCGCTGCTCAATGGATACGATCACCCCGGCGTGGGTGTCTCCCATATTGGGGAACTTGGCTGAGTTGCCTTGTCCCTCGAAGGCGGATAGGGGAATAGCGTCGCTCACGCGGCACCTCCATTGTCGTTGTCGCTGTCATTGCTCACTACCTGGCTACCAGGGAACATCTGCACGACCCGTGCTACCGGGTTTGATGCGCTCCCTGGCTTCGGCGGGGGAAAGACGATCTCCCACCGCCGCTCGACGCTGTCGAGCAGTTGCTCGATGACGCCAAGCTGTTCCGGCGTATGCGTGTCGGATGCACGCAGCGTCGGCATGTCTTTGGGCCACGCTCGGCCCAGGTCGCCCCTGGCGTTCTCGTGGTGGCCGATTACGTTGATGCGTCCCTGGAGCCAGTCCCGTATATCGGCTGCGCTGGCCGGGGCATCTTCGGCCCGGATGGCTTCGAGCGTTGCGGCCAGGGCGTCGACGGTCTCGTCGGTGCCCTTGTTGATTTCGTCAAGGGAGGCTTGGAGCGCCTTTGTGAGGTCATTGTCCAGGGTGGGCTGCGGGTCGCCCAGTTTTGACTGAGGCTTTTGGTTACGCCATCCCCTGGCCCACATGGAGTGCTGGAACGCCTCCCAGCCCGAATCGAGGTCCACGAGCCATAGCTCCAACTCCCCTTTGTCGGCGGGGAGCCAGAAGATGAGGCCGTGGTGCTGGTCTACTTTCGGCATGGGGCGTCGTTGGTCCTGGCTTCCGTCTTTGGCTGGCCCTTGAATGTAAATGTCGTTGGCCCGTGAATAGCCCGCCAGTTGAATGGCTATGGACTGCCAAGAGTATTCGAGGTTGGCCCCGGTTTTCAAGTCCGAGATTAGGGGCAAATCAAAGCCCGGTACGGTGACCAGGCGGTCGAATGTGCCCGCCACCTGGTATGTGTCGAGCACGACGGTGGTCTCGATCATGCCCGGCACGACCGCTATGCCTGCGGCTTGGCGTCCCTCGAGGTAGGCCCGTACATCACGCTCGGTTTCCTCGGTCAGGTGCGTTGGCGCCCGGCCCAGGTCGACCAGGGCGGTGAGGGTGTGGAGGCTCGAACCCATCTCTTTGCGGTCGTTGGCTCCACCTACAGCCGCACATTCTTCGACTAGCTCTTTGCAGGCTCTTTTGCCTATGTCGCCCGAATACCACGGGTCGCCATAGAGGGCTACCAGTGCTTCCCATCGGGACCGGAGTCCTCGGCGCATGATGATACCCGCTGCCGTCATGGTGGCCTTCCAGGGGGCCAGCCCGCCGCCACTGTCCAATGCTTTGGCGACCGTGGTCACTCTCGTGTAGCCCACCGGCTTGGGGCTGTTGGGGGGCACGACCATGTATCGGCCCCATTGGTCGCGGCGGGTTGTATCGGCCCCGCCGGATAGCTCGTCAAGAGGAATGCCGTTTGTCATCGTCGGGGGTGCCTCCGTTGGGCTCGGTTGGGTCGAGACTTAATCAGTTCGGTAAAGGCGGCTTGGCCTTCGGGGCTGGCAGCCCAGGCGTCGGATTCTTCCCTAGTGCCATCCCAGCGGCCATCCATCACGCCCTGAGCAATGTCCTCTAGCCCGGCTGCTCTGGCGTCGGTGAGTAGCTGGGTCTCAGGGAAGGCCAGGGGCGATTTGTAGTCGTCGTAATAGCCCGCTCGGGCCCGGACGATCATAATGGCGGGCGCACCCGCAGCCTCCAGGTCACGGGCTAGTCGCTCGGTCGTCGGTTCGGTCATTGCTGCTCACTTTCTCATAGGGGTGTGATGGTTATGAGCACACCGGCTGGGTCGGCGTAGCGCTTGGCGGCTTGCAGGTAGACGACCTGCGAATCGTCTTTCCACAGGCCGGCGTCGGTGATTGAATCGCAGATGGCTCGGATGAGTTTGTCGAGGTCTGGCGCTACCAATGGGTAGATGGGGGCGTCGTCACGCACTTCGCCGTGGTGATTGCGGTTTACGGGCCAGAAGTGGGATTGGAGCCGCGGCAGGTCGAACCCTAGCTCGACCTTCACCGCCCCGTCGATGGGCCCCTCGAGGTTGGATTTTGCCATGGCCTCGCAGACGGCGTATTGGACCTGGCCCCGCCATTGGTAGACGCCGGGCGGGTACTTGAGGGCGACGTGGTTGCCGTATTTGGCGGGCACGGCCTTCATTGAGCCCTGCGGGATAGGTAACCCCCGGACGTTGATCTTGATGGCAACCGGGGGCCGTAGGTGGATGGGGTCGTCACGAGGCGCCAGGCAACAGGCGTTGCCCACGTCGTTTTCGTCCACCCAGCCCCGATAAGGGTGTGGCGTGGTCATGTGACAGTTTGGTCGGCCAGTTGCTCGAGGTCGAGGTCCAGCACTCGGGCTATTGCCACGATGGTTGACCAGTGCGGGTCAGTGGTATGGCCTAGCTCGATCCGGGCAATGGTCATGGACCGTACCCCGGCTTTGTAGGCCAGGTCCTCTCGGTGGAGCCGTGCGCCCCTTCTGGCGTTTTCGATGAGTTCGCCCAGGATGTTGGGCTCGACTGGTGGTTTATGTGGGCGTGTGCGTGTGCGTGTCATGGAACAGCAAGGTTACCACAGAGTGGTGGCCTCATTCAAGTATTTCCGCGTGTTAGGTGACTAACAGCACCACGACGGCAATAACCCACGCCAGGAGCGCACAGGTGGTGGCTATGAGCAGCCAGACGAGCAGGATGTCGCGACGGCGGTGCGGGTTCAGTGGTCGTTGCCGTTCCCATTGGTGGGCAGGCTGACGATGAGAATGGCCGCTGCCCCGACCACGCCGAGGGAGGCTAGTAGCTCGGTGCTGAGGCTCTGATTCTGTATCAGCACAATGACAGCCAGGGCCAGGGCCACGGCCCCGAGCACGGCCAGGTATATCCGCCGTTTGAACCGCCAGGGCATTTAGGTGACAGGCGCAGTCCAGGCGGCAGCCCAGGTCTCCGGGCCCACTACGCCGTCCACGCCCAGGCCCTTCTCTTGTTGGAACTGGGTGCAGACTCGTTCGCTCTCGCCGCCGTACATATCATCGACGCCAAGGCTCCAACCCCGAGCCGCCATCTGTTGTTGCCATTGCCTGGTGCCGTGCCCCTGCGTGAAGTTGACGAGCAAGGTACCAGGGAAGGGCGGTGCCCCACCCGGCGCGGGTGTGATAGGGACCGGGGGAAGGGGGGCACCGCCTCGAGCCATGTCTAGCACGCGGTCCATGGGGAAGGTGCCAGTGCCGTAGTCGCAATCGACATGCCCGCCACCCATGGAGCCGAGGTCGATGTGCTGACACACCCCCGCAGCGCCGCCTTGCGCCTGTCCGGCGTTCAGGCGAGTGATGGGGATATTGAAGGCGGCGGCTTCCTCGGCAATCCAGGCGGCGGTATTGGCGAGGATGTTCGGGTGCTGGTCCCATTCCGCCGTCGACCAGGCCGCAAAGGCGCACATCTCCATGCTCACGCAATATGGATTGGCGTTGGCTTGCGTCCAACTTTTCATGGCTCGTTCGACGTAGACGCCGATGGTGCCGGGCTTATCGTCGGCTCCGGCGTGACTCGAGACTTCGTTGGCGCCATTGGCGAAGAAGTTGCCGAGCGACTCAATCGTTCTCGCCCCTTCGGCGGTATGCAGCACTATCAGGCGCACCCCGCTGTCACGATCCGAATAGCAGGGTGAGGGCATGGGTATGCGGATGAGGCTCATCGTTCGCCCTCGTAGCCGATTTCCTCGTCGCCCTTGAGCCGTTTGACCCAATAGGTGAAGGGGCCGTCTACAAGGTCGGGGATTGTGTCGCCGTGGGTTCGTTCCTCGGGCGGTTCCTGGCGGCGCTCGGGCCATTTGATGTCTCGGTCGAAGTGCTCACGCGGTTGGTCGGTCATGTGATGGGGCTCCCGTCTGCGCTGAAGTAAAGCGGGGCTATGATTTGCCAGTTGGCCTGAGTCAAGCTGAGCAGGTCGGCGTCGGTCACCTTGTCGGAGTCGATGGTGCCGTCGCCGTTGTCGACCTTGTCGGCAATGCCCGGTCCGGCTGCGTTCAGGCGGGCGAAGGCCGAGGTCGGTCCGGCATCGTCTCGCAGCACGCTCTCGGCCAGGGCCACGAAGTCGGGGCGTTGGTCGTCCTTGTACGTCTCGGCCTGTTGGATGGCGCAGGCCCGGCTGCGCTGCTGGAAGCTGTAGTCGGCCTCAAGTGCGGCTTGGGTTTGGTAGCTCATCGTGTTCCTTTCAGCCGGTGCCGATATAGTCCAACGTCCCCCACGTGTAAGGCTGTCCAACGGTTCCATTCATTATTGCGGAGGCGCCGATTACGTGGCCGATATGGTCACCGGCGGCGGCCTTGACCAGGATCGGGGTGCATGCTGTTTGTGAGCCTGCGGTGAGACTTGTATTGAAGCCGCCAACGTACGCACTCACCACCCCGTTAACAGTCACTCCCATATAGGTGTAGTTAGTGCCCACGGGCGTATGGGAGTACTTGCTCGCTACCTGCCATAGTCCTGGAATGGGACACGTGAAGTTCCCGCCGGGCGTGAATAGGCCGTAGGCGTCAAATACGGCCGTGTCGAAGTTGAAGGTTATTTCGCCAGCGCTAAAACTCCAAGAGGCAGACCGGTACACGTGGGCGTGGAGCACGTCCCGTGCCTTTCTCCAGGTTCCACCATTCACGCCGTTCTTGGCAACGAACCATTCACCCGTACTGTCTTGCCATGCCTGAATAGTGCTGCCGCTGGTAATGGGCGGCGGTAGACCACCAGCGCCCATTCCTAACCCACCAGGGCGCACGTCAACGATGTTTCCGGCCACGATGGCGGCCGCCCCGCCTGGCACTGTCACATTCGCCAGCGCCACTCGTCCAGCCGGGACCGCCGGAGCGACCTCTGAGCCCGCCGTGGCGGCCGTGCCCTGGACGACGTCGAAAATGAAGTCGTTGTTGCTGCCGCCGTCCAGGTCGGCGCCCCGGGGGTGGCAGGCCACCACGTCTATGCGGTTTTGGCCGGACGGCGGAGCGGCCGCCAGGACCACCTGTTCGACGGCGTCTGAGCTGCACAGCGTCGAGCCGGTGTTGTTCTGCGAGGGCACGGCCACTTGACCGGCGGCGATGTTCAGGGTCATGGCCGAGGCCACGCTGACGGCGCAGCCGGTCGTGGCCGGGGCGGGCCACAGGGCACCGATGAGGCGGCGGTCTTGACTGGCCGCGTAGCTTCCGCTCTGGAGCCATTGGGGCGTGTAACGAGTCATGTGTTTACCTCCGGGTCAGGGCGGCGACCTGGCGTTGTTGCTCGGCCAGGATTGCAGACAGGGTGATTACGGGACGGGCCACCGTGAGGCTTACGTTTTCCTCGCCGTCGTCGCCAATGCCGTAGGTGATGCCGAGCACTCGCACTGGCGTATTGACGTTTAGTCGGCCTGAGTTCACCTGTAACTGCACGGTGTCACCCATGTTCGGGTAGCCGATGTTGTAGAAGCCGGGCCGGAGTCCCAGCGTGTAGACAGGTTGCAGGATGCCATCCATGCTCAGGTCGCCAGTCGCCTTTTCGTCCAGGGTGGCTTGGATGTTTACGTCGGAGGCGGCAGCGCCGGTCATCCATAGCCCGACCGGGACTTGCCCGACATTGTTGCTGTCGGCGTTCCAATCTTCGGAGAACATTTGGGCGGCGTTCGGGTCGCTGGAGCCGTTGTTGCCGAGGACGCGAATGTAGTTGCTGTAGTCGGCAGAGTTAATCGAACGGCTGACGGTTGCCACGTTGGCGCCATAGGTGAAGGTCATGTCGTTGCGGGTGACGCCCTGCTGTGGGTAAAAGAGCCGTAGGTAGTCGATACCGTTTGCATCTGAGCGCGCTAATACGTCATAGTCGAAGCCATTGATGACTTTTGCCAGGTTGTCGATTTCGTTGCCGATGATGGTGTTGCCCAGGTATGAGCGGTCTCGTAGTTGGCCGCTGAGTGCGGCACGTCCACTACCGTCTGGATTGCTAATGATTGTCGAGAGTGGTAGTTGGCTGCCCGGAGAGAAACTAACTCCGGCGCTGGTCGTGGCGTTGAGGGCGAGGTGCAGGAGATTTTGGACGATTAGGTCCTGGTCCTGTTGGGTGTAGGTGAGTGGCGTGTCATCGGTGATGGTGCGGCGGGAGAGCATGGCAAAGTAGTCGTGGCAGGTAAAGGTGACGGTATGCGATTGCTCGGTGATGTCGTCCTGCGATTGCGCCACGATGCCACGGAACAGAGGCACGTCTATGCCAAGTGACGTACTCCAGCGCCAGGCGATGACATCGGTCTGCAACTCGGCTACTTCGGCGGCGGATGGCGAGTGCCCGTCAACCACGAATGTTAGGACTGCTGGTTGGTTCCATGCTTGTTGGAGATTTCGACTGCGGGCGTCGGTCAACTCACCGATGCTGGTGGCATTCGGATAGGTTGCGGCGGTCGAGAACACCCGTTTGTGCAGGGTGAAGCGCCAACGGCCTCGACCGGCTGGTATCGGGTAGGTCCCAGGCGCAGCGCGGCTCTCGAGTTCATCGGCGGTGAGCACGCTCACGATAGGTACCTGTCGTGCCATAGCGCTTTGACTTGCGTGATGACCGAGGTTGAACCGCCCGAGAGTTGCAGGTAGGTTCCCTGCGTCGGTGGCACGGGCGGGCAGACCGGCCAGGTGGTGTTTTGCCAGTCCAGCAAGGCGCTTTGCGATTGCATTGGGTCGCCGTCCATGCGGACGGTCTTGGCGTAGGTGTCGATTTCGACGTAGTGGTTGGCATTGATGATGAGAGGCGGTAGGAACTTGATTTGCCAGCCCCCACCGCCGCCAATGAGGTTGAGGGTTATGACGGGCGCAGTGATTGGCCCCCAAATCTGGAAGATGGGTTGCACACTCAAGTCGCCCTTCGGCAATATCTGTCCAGTGGTGGCGCTGCCGCCGCCGACCGGGTAGACCCGTGGGAAGATCAGATTATAGAGGCGACCAGGGCTGGTCGATGATCCGGCGTAGGCGCTGGCGCTCGACTGATTCGGGTCTGCGGCGTAAGGGTCGGAACAGACCCAGGCAAGTTGAATGTCTCGCTGGAATGACCCGATGATCGGCCAGGCGTAGTTGGACGCCCGTAGGGTCATGGTGCGTTCGGCTGCGCCGGGGCGATCAAGAATGTAGTGCAGCGTCGGTCGGGCGCTCGGGACCATAAATGGCGCAAACTGGGAGGCTACGGTGTCGATCCGCGCCCCGGCCCCGGCCAGTGCTGAGATGTTGGCGGTGACGGCCCGTGACCCCATGTATTGCGTGCGGTCGTCTGCGCCGTCTTGGTCGGGGCGGTTGTTAATGACCTCTCGTGCTGCGGGATAGCCCAGGTTTAGTTCGGTGCAGAAGTAGCCCTTGGTTGAGTCTTCCAATAGGACGCTCAATGTGCCGAGGGTTAGCCAGGCCTTGCGAACGCAACTGGTCACGGTCAAATCCTCGCTGTTTGGACGACCCAGGCGGCACGGCGCATGAACAGTTCAATGTCAAGTTCGGTGTTGAAGTGGGCGTTTTGGACGACCACTGCCGGGCCACCTACGCCACTGGGCACGGGTGAGATGACTTCGCCGGCATGGGCGTAGACCAGGCCTTCGTTGACAATGAGACCGCCCTGCGCCAGATGGGGCAAGTCGGGGACCAACTGCGGGGTAGTGAAGCTGATCTTTTTGTTGACCACCGGCACGGTGAAGCCCACGCTGATTGAGGTCATCGCAGCCATGTGGTTCCATACGTCGATTACGGCGTTGATGGCACCACGACCGGCACCGATGATTGAGTCGAAGGCGTGAGAGGCGACCGACGCTATTCGGCCGGGGAGCCCGGCAATGAAGTTGATCATGCCGTTGAAGATGCCCTCGATAGTGCTGACCACGCCCTGTACGGCTCCGATGATGCTGCCCCAGGCACCCCGTATCCATCCCACGGCAGCCCCGATAGTGCCGGTGAGTGCGCCATATAGACTGCCCCAAACGGCTCTGACCCAGTCCACGACATAGGCGATGGTGCCGGTCACTGCCCCCCAAGCGCCAGCAATCCAGTGGATGGCAGCAGAGATCGGGCCGACCAGGAAGTTGACCACGTCGCCCCACACGGCGCGAATCCAGTTCCATACGGCTTGGATGCCCTTGAGGATGCTGTCCCAGTATTTATAGATCAGTGCCGCCGCCAGAGCTATGGGGCCGAGCAGGATGCCGAGCAGTAGCGGCCAGTTGGTTTTGATCCAGTCCCATACGACGTGGACGGCGACGAGTATCGCGTTCCATACGGCCTCGGCTGCCTTCTTCATGTCGTTCCAGGCGTCCTTGAGCAGGCCGGTTTTGACCAGGACGAGCACGATGATGGCGACCAGCGCCACGATGGCAATAACGATCAGCACGATGGGGTTGGCGTCCATGGCTGCATTGAGAAGCCATTGCACGGCGGTTTGTACCTTGGTCGCCGCCGACATCAGGCCCAGTTCAATGCGGGTGCCCAGGGCTGCCGCCTTCGCTGCCTCCATCGCCGCCTGCCCGGCCTTCATGGCGCCACCCAGTCCGGCCATGGCTGCGCCAGCCTTTTGCAGGTCGGGCCCGTACTTCTGGCCGAACACCGAGATGGCGTCCTCGCCCCTGGCCTTCAGTTCCCGCAGTCTGCCGCTGAAGGTGTCGGCTGATGCAGATGCCTGGCCTTTGAGTTTGGTGCCCAGTTCGTCCAATGCCGCGGCCATTTGCTTGTTGCCGGTCTTGAGGGTGTCCTGCGCCTCCCGCATCTTCTTTTGGGCGAGGACATCCTTGCTGGTGGCGTCCGTGACCTTCTGCTGAGCGTCCCGTAGTTTGATTTGGTCTTGCAGGGTGAGTTTGGTTTTGCCGGACAGGGAGAGTTGGATGTCGCTCAGTTTTTGTTTTGCTGCTGCCAGGGTTTTGTCGGCGTTGCCAGCTTGGTTGGTCGCGAGCGTAAGGGCTTGCTGGGGGTTCTTCGACGCCACAGCCTGGATGCCGAACTCTTTGAGGGCTCGAGTGTTCCCGGCATAGGCCTGCGCCATGCTCTGAGCCGCCACCGTCAGGGTCTCGTGCTTGGCTGCCGCCAGGTCACTGGCGGTACCCAGGTATTGCATGGCCTTGGCCGGATCGTTGGTGGCTTGGGTCAATATCCGCAGGGCGTCCTGCGTGGTATTGGCAGTGGTGCCGAACTTCTCTTGCTTCTTGATGGCCGATTCGACCTGGCCCTCGTAGCCTTCATACGACTTGCCGGTCGCGTCGACGGCGGCTTGCAACTGGGCGTGGGCGGCTTTGTCCTTGTCGCCCATCGCTGTAAGCGCAGTGCCGACCCCGGCGATCCCTGCGCCTGCCGCCGCCATCGCCAACGGTAGGTCGCGGATGTGCTCCTTGACGGCGTTAATCGACTCACCTACACCGTCAAGCGCCTCCTTGAAGGGCCCCAGAACGCCACTTTTGTTGAGCACGGCCAAGGCTGGTGCAAAGGCGTCCTTTATCGAACCACCGTTAGCCTTGGCGGCGGCGCCAACATCGGACATGCCCGCCTTGAGCTTCGAGAAGTCACCGAGGAAGCGGACCGCAATCGACGGGCCAGCCATGGCTTACCGCTTCGGAATCTTGGCGTTCGCCGCCTTGATGGCCCTGGCCTCAGTCTCCATGTGCCGGACCATGCCGGCCCACATTTCGTCGTCTAGCTCATCTACCTCGGAGGGCTTCATGTGGAAGTAGGCGCAGAAGGCAGCGACGGCATCTGCCCGAGCGCGGAGGTAGGGTCCGAATCTACGATTTCGATTTCGACGTCGTAGGCGTGTTGCCACAACGAGCCCAGGTCGCGGTTCGGGTATTCCCGCACCAGTAAGCGGAACGCCAGCACTCGAGATGGCATCTGTTCCTGCAACTCGCCATATGGCGTCGAGTCGTAGTGGGCTAGGGAGTCGAGGAGCCGTTGTGTGGGTAGGCGCTTGACAAACGACAGCGTGGCTTGCATCTCGGTGGGCAATGGTGTGCTCAGGTCGGCGTGTTCGACCATCTCGCCCACGACCGTGGCTGCGCCGTTGGTTTCGACCTCGCTCACGGCGCTTTGCCAGCCGACCATGCCCCGCTCGCGTAGTGGGCGGCGAGCATGTCGGCAGTAATGACGTACTGGCCGGAGGTCCAGTCAGTGGTGGGCTGGGCCGTGATGCCCGAAAGGGCAGCCAGGTTGGCCGGGATGGTGGCACCACTCGGTGTGAAGTAGCCAGGCGCACCGGCTGTGGCTCCGGTGGCAGCGACGGCGCCCTTGTCCACGGCGGGCCATTGCGTCAGGTTCCAGTCGATTTGGATTTGGCTGGCCGCACCAGCGTCACCGGCAATGAGGTCGAATGGCTGGGGAATGGCAAAGCCCGAGATGATGGGGTTGTTGGCGGCTGCCGCCTTGGAGCTATAGGGCCGGGCCTTGAAGCTGGCGGGCGTGCCGCTGTTCTGATAGGCGGTGTATGCAGCGTTTAACGTGTCATATACTGCACCCACATCGAAGCTCTGGTAAAATGTTACCCTTAGATGCCATTTAATAGCCCCTGGGTAATCCGTTTCTGCACAGAATGAGGTCACGGTTACCGCTTTGACCTCAGGCGCCACCTCGAGGTGCTGCACCAGGCATCGCAGGTTGACGCCGGAAAGTTCGAAATAGGCGTCATTGAGGATGAGTGGCTGGGCGGGCGGCGGCGTGGGATCGCCGGTTGCCAGGACCTCGAGATGCGGGGGTGTCGGGGGCGACATGAGGCTCATGGGCTATCTCCTATCAAGCGGACTGTTGCGTCCAGGGGTATTTTTCGATGCTGGTGCCGGTGCCCAGTTCGACCTGATGCTCGAACTGGGATTCGGACTCGAGCGCCACCGGCCATACGGTGCGCCCTTCGGGAACCAATGGCCGACCTCGAGAGCCGCCGAACTCAATCCACCCGGCGTAAACGACCTCGCGGCCCAACGCCAGGGCAAAGAAAGTGTCGACGGTGGGTGGCAGTAGCTCTGCCGATCCGGCCAGCGTGCCGGACACGAATGGTTGACGGCCATAGAGGGTCTCGACAAGTTGGTGGCCGTAGGTGGTCAGGGTTTGAGCGATGTCCTTGGGCAGTTGGTCGACCCAATGCCTCAGGTCCGCTGCGGCTTGGTCGGCGCCGATCACCTGTACCTCGTCAGCCATCGAGGACCACCTTGTATTGCATCCGGCAAGCCAGGTAGTTGGTCTTGGCGATGAGGAAAATCCGAGGGCCAGTGACGGTTTCCAGCGTCCAGTTCGGCTGGTCGGTGGCAACGCGGGTGATGGTGTAATCGACCAGTGACTCGAGCATGGCAACGCCCTCGCCGGGCATGATGCGACTGGCTACGCAGGTCACGATGATGCGCCCGGTGGTCTGGCATAGGCCCATCGGCTCTAGCCATGGCTCGCCCCAGCCCAATAGCAAGGCTGGTGGCTCGATGCTGTCCACCAACGAGGTCTGCACATAAGGGTCGCTGTCCTCGACCGGAGCGAGGACCGCGGCCAGCTTGTCTCGGGCTTCGAGCAGGTTCATTGCATCACGCCACTCCCGATGCTCCGGTCATGGTCAGAGAATAGAGGACGGCGGCGTGGCGCCCGAAGCCTGACGGCGGGCTGTTCATGACGCCCGTGTCGACGGTGCCCACGCCACCGTTATAGGCAGCCGGTGCTTTCCACCATTCGACGGCCCGATTGACGTTGACCCGCTTAACGAGCGGGTTGGGGTCGACGTAGACGGCGTCGGCCAGGATGACGAGCATTTCGGTCCAGGCCGCGTCGAGGCAATCTTGGAGTGCGCCCTGGTTGTCGGGCGTAACCCGAATCTCCAGTGCATCAGCAAGGTCCTCGACGGCGGCATAGGACATTAGACAGGCTCGGTGGGCGACTCTGGCTCAGGCGCCGGTTCTGGCGCAGGCGCAGGTTGACTAGACGCCCTGGTTCTGCTCCGAGTCAGGCCGTTGTAGGTGAACCCACCTGGCAGCGTGCCGGTCCCGGCTGGCGTGGTTACGGTCACGTCGACCACACCGGCTGCATGGGCCGGGGTGATGCAACTGATTTCCCGTGGACCCAATACCTGCACGTTGGTGGCGGCAACGCCACCGAAGTCCACTGCCGTGGTACCGATGAAGGCGCTGCCCCATACGGTCACATCTTCCCCGCCTGCGGCCAACCCGCCTAGAGGGTCGACGTTGGCGGGATGTGGGCCGATGCCCATGAGGTACGCCGGGTAACTCTCGTTGTAGATGCCCTGGAGTGCAATGGCCTGTTTGACCAACGTGGCGGCGTCGGGGTCGTAGGGCTGGGCGTAGCCGACCTTGTCCTGCCCGGCGTCAGGATCGTATGGCTGGACGAAGGTCATCCGTTGCCGGGTGTGCCCGGCTCTTGGGACGGATTGGGACGGTCCTCTTGCTCCTCATCCTCGCCTTCGGGCTCGGGCTCGGGTTTGGTTGGTTCGGGCTCAGTGGTACTCATGGCTCAGGGCCCAATCAGGACGGCGCCGTTTTGCTCGGCGGGCGGCGTGTCGCTCGGTCCGGCTTCCTTGGTGGTCGGGCGGTAATAGGCAGCTGCCTCGGCCACGGCGATTTGCCGACCCAGCAATGCGGGCTCGGGCGCCTCGAGGATCGGGAAGCTGTAGACGTAGGCCTCGAGGGCGAAGGCATTGCCCATGTAGATGCTGGTGTCGGTAATGGCTGGCGTGACAACTTGCGTCAGGCCGAGCGGGCCCAGGTTGAACTCGCCCAAGCCGCCCGAGGTGCCAAGGGCGTTGGTGGCGCCCAGGAACGGGAACAGTGGCCGACCGGCTGAATCGACCAGGCTCCCCAGCATCTTCCAACCCTGTGGCCCGTACACCATCCAATCGGGCAGGTCGGCGGTGTTCTGGAACACGATGGCGGCGGCGTCGTAGAGCGCCGCGATGGTGGTGGCGGCGTCGGCTCCGGCAGCCAGGGTCACCTTGGCCGTGGTCTTGGCAAGTTCGGCCAATGCGCCGGCCTCGCCCTGCCAGGCCACCCGCTTCTGGAGTTGGGCCACGATCAGGTCCCAGCCTGAGGCCTGAAGGCTCATGAGTTGCTGGCTGACGTTGAGATAGCCGCCATAGGTGGAAAGGCCGAGGGTGTCGGCCTTGATGTCGAACTTCTTGCTGGTTAGTTCGGCCTTTTCCTGGCCTTGTGGCGGTGCGCCGTCCTTGTAGTCAGGGTCGACAATGCGGGGCCGGGTGAAGCTCATGGCGTCCGGCGCCGGACGGCGCCCGATGGTCGACAGAAAGGGCTGACCCTGCGGGTAGAGGTCAATGACCGGGCCGACCACGGGCACGACGTAGAGGCCACCGACGCCACCGGCTACCGGCGTGACGTTGCTTCCGTCGCCTGTACCCATGTGTTGGGCGGCGCGCTTCATGACCGTTTCCCAGCGGCGCTTGGCGTCTTGGTCGGCGCTGTTTTGCTGCGAGCCATAGGCCGCGTGCAGGCAGTCCCATACCATCTCGCCGCCACTGCGGTACTTGATGCTCCCGACCGACGATTCGGGCACAGGAGCCAGCAGCTTGTCCCTGGTCTCTTGGCTCATGGTGCGGTCCTCACCTAGCACCTTGATCATTTCGTCCAGGCGGTCGATGCGCTTGAACGCCTTGTCCATGACCTCGAGGTCGGTGTCGGTCGGGTCCTTGCCGGTGTCGGCGGCGTTGTTCTTGAGCACGTTTACGGTGTTGAGCAGACGGTCGCGCTCATCGACGTATTGCTCAACCAGGGCATGGGGCACGATTGCCTCCCGAAGTCAAAGTGACGTTTCGGCGTCGGGCGGGTCGGCTACTGAGGCAGCCGCTCTGGCGGGTTGCGGTCAGTAGGGCGAGGTCGTCACCGCTGCTGGGCTAATGGTGCCTTATGTCGGGTTGCCAGTCAACTACCCAGGTCGGGGAATGCCGTAGATACGGACCAGTTCGGCTTGTTCGATTGCCACCTTTGGCACCCTGGCCGTCAGTTCCTCCCAGCGGCGTCGGCGCTCGAGGGTGGCTTCGGCCTCGGCCTCGGTTCGTACCCGCACTGCCGCGGCTTCGGCTTCCTCCCGTAGACGCTGGTCCTCGGCTTCCTCTTGCTCGGCCTTTTCTCGAGCCAACTTGGCCTGTTCGGCGGCGTTGGCCTCGGCCTGTTCCTTCTGTTCCTCGTCAATGGCGGCTCGATAGGCGAGTACCTGGGCCTGGCTATACGCGCCCTTCGGCTCGAGCGCCACCTGATGTAGGTACGCCCTGGTGCGCCAACGGACGCCTGTGCCGTCCACTTCGGTGTGGTTGGCTCGACCGATGAGGTGGAACTCGATGGATAGCTCGTCAATGCCATCCTGTATCAGCGCGCCGACGTCCTCGGCCTTGGTCGGCACGATGTTGACATCGCCGTAGAGCCCGTCCGGTTGCTCGCGTAGCGCCACGAATGGTCCGAGAAACCCCAGCCCGCCCTCGTGGCGATGGATCAGACTGATCTTGCGGATCACGCCTTTTGAGGTGCTATTGAGTTGGCTGGCGAAGGCGCCGGGGCGAAAGCCCTCACGGTAGAGGTCAGGCTGGCCGTCGTCCTCCATGTCGAGCACATCGGTGGCGACGTTGTACGGCACCAAGCGTCCCGTCAGTTGGCGCGGGCCGTTCTTCTTGATTTGTGCCGGGTAGGCCCGGACGTGGACGGTCGGCTCGGTCATTTGCCCTCCAGGCGATAAGAACTGACGACCAGGCCCACCAAGTCGTCGGCATACATGGTGACGTGGACGGTGGGCATGTCATTGGCAGGCACGTCGATGACGATGTGGGCAACTCGGTTGGGGTTGAGACCCCAGGCTCGGCAGAGTTGTTCGCCCAGACCTGTTGATGCTTTGGCGACGGGGCGGTTGGACACATGCCGGGCCACGGCGTCGGCAAGGTCCTGGGCTTGAGTAGTCGGCGTGTTTCCGAGCGGCACAACACCGGCCAGAACAGCCGCCGCGTCATCTTCGATGGTCATGTCGGCGGTGATCCCTGCCCCGCAGCCGGTGATAACGACGTAGGCGGCGGCGGCGTCATTGGCGGCTGCGGGGCAGGGGGTAGGGCCAGCGGCATATTGGGATCAGGCGCAGGGACGGCTTCATCGAGTACAGCCAGTCGCTCGGCCTCTCGGATTTCGTCCACAGTGATGGCCCGCTTGCCGGTGGCCGGGTCAAAGATGTTGAAAAGGATCTGATAGCCGGTGGTCCGCTCGGTGAAGTTCGGCTTGACGTAATCGTCGCGGTTGAACTCAATCGACTGCGTCGAGGGCAATGCCCAGTTGCTTATGGCCTCGGCAATCGTGGCAGCCTTCGGTCGCAAGAACGCCCGCCAGTGGAAATCGTAGATGCCTTCGGCGTTCTTGTAGGTCATGGACGTGCTGCCTTCAGGCAATCCCTGAAGCAAAGGCGGTACGCCGAGAATGGTCGAGATGCGCGCCTCATTGAACTGCCGAAGCTCGAGGAGCGCCATGTCGCGGGGTGTGATGTTGAACGGCGTCAACGTCACGCCGCCCGACAACACGGCCGGTGCGCCCATGGCCGACATACGGGCGTTGACGAAAGCCAGTCGCAACTCGGTGGCCTGGGTTGCATTCAGGTTGCCCGGTGCAGTGAGCACGCCCCAGGGAATGCCGCCTCGCACGGCCAGGTTGGATTCATATTGTTCCAGAGCGGCTACGCCGAACAGAGTGGTTGCCAGTGCCGCCAATGGACCTATGCCATGCGGGTAGCCGGGCCAGGACGTATAGCGAATGTGGAGCACGTCATCGGAAATGTCGACGCCGGTTTCCTTGGTGCCATAAAAGAACTGCCGGACCTGGCCCATCATGTTGACGGTGACCCAGTCGGGGTTGAGCATGACCCAGTTGCGTACCGTGCCATCGGCATAGCGATTGGTGGCCCATAAGTACACTTCGCCTGCGCCGTAGTAGCTGACCATTACTTGCTTCATGGCCTCGGTCCAGCCGGTGTAGACCTCGGGTTGCGGATTGCTCATCCATGGCAATGAGTCGATGAGTGTGCGCCCGGCCATGCGATACGGCGGCATGGTCGACAGGATGCTTGAGTTCATGTCGATGGCGCCGAACACTGCCGAGCTTCGCAGGATCATCTGTTCCATGCCCACTGATCCGCCCCAGTTGGGCGTATTCCATTCGGTCGGCCACCCGGACCAGGCTTGCATTTGCGGTCGCATTGTCCAGGCCGGCGAGGTGTAAGCAGGCTGAATGGTCGGGTCCGGGTACATGACGTTTTCGTTGCCGAAGCCCTCGGACATATTCGGGCCAACGCCGGGTTGATCGGGTGGCGGCGGGTTGGCGTTCTCATTCGGAGGCCAACTGCGTGGGTCGTCAAAGTTGGAGCGTGTGTGCCGCCTGTCGGTTATCAGTAGGCCCGACTCGGTACGGTATGACGCCATTTAGCCGGGTTGGCCGATCATGCGAAGCAGCGCGCCCGCAGCGATGACGCCGACCTCGACAAGCAGGATGATGGCCTGGGCGTGACTCATTGCCAAGAAAGGGTACAACTTGCGCTCGGGCGCGCAACTGATAGGTGACTAACGGCCCTGACTTACCAAACCCGAGGCACCAGTTCTTCGGGCACGGCCACCACGCCCCAGCGTGCCAATGTGACTGCCAATAGCGGTGTTATGTCAACACGGCCTCGACGTTGCCAGGCCCAGGATTCCCCTATGGCTCGACGTGTTGCGCCATGGACGGCATCTGTCAGCCGAAAATCGCCACGATGCGATAGCCGGGCGTAGGTGGCGGCGTCGTGGAAGTCGCCACAGGCTCGCACCAGGTCCGTGAGCGAAATGACCCTTACGCGGCTTTGTCCGTTGGGTTGCATGGTCAGGCGCTCCAACGCCGGGATGGCTGAAGCAGCCGGACTGCCACGGTCGATGATGATATAGCCCTCCCAATCGTTGGCAACCTGGGCGGTTCGGGCCACCAGGCGCTCGAGATCGGAGCCAGTCTCAATGAGTTCGAGTGGCGTGAGCGTTGTCAGGTCGTCCAGCGTGAGTTTGCCAGCGGCAGCCAGGCTGCCACGGTCACGTTCGGGCGTGAAGTCCAGACCAAAGGCCACTTCATTGCCGGGCGTGATGTCGTCCCGGCGACACGCCGCCCAGGTCACGGCGTCAATGCCCGCAATCGACGCCGGGTCCATCCAAACGTTGAGGTGCTCACGGAAGAAGGTGTCGCGGTCCATGGTCAGTGCGCCGTCGCTCAGCGCCGTTTCCAGCACACCACCGGCCAGGCCCATGCTCGGGTTGGCCTCGCCCCAGGCAGCCCGGTCGAACTGGTCGACATCGTGGCCGAATGGCGCGTACTCGAACCAACACATGCTGCTGGCCGGATTGTCGACCTCGAGCCGGCCCAACTCGGTGTAATGGCGCCAGAGCCCGGAGCGGGAGTTGCCGGCGTTGGAGAGTAGCCATATTTGGGCGTGGGCCCGAGCGGCCATGGCCGGTTGAATGGCCGAGATGACCTCGAGGGTTTCGTGAGCATGGGCTTCGTCCACCACGGCCAGGTCGATGGACAGTGACCGGCCCGCCTTCTTGCCGGACGGCGTGACCGGCATATAGCGCGAGCCGTTTTCCATGGTCAGGCATTCCCGATGGTTGACCCGGTCCAGGCGTGCCACCCGGTCGGCAAAGGGCGTGCTCATCAACAGGTCGACGTGCTCACCCCATTTGGTCCGGGCCAGGCCACGATCCTGCGCCGTGTAGGCCACGGTTTGCCGGGGCGGGATCAACTGTCGGGCAATGCGGGCGCAGACCAACGTGGTCTTGCCATTCTGCCGGGCCACGCCGACCCCGGCAGTTCGGTAGTACGGAACCTTGGTGGCTTGGTCGTATTCGCCCGCCACGTCGGCTACATGGCATTGCCAGGGAAAGAACTTCCAGCCCAGCAGGGACGCCACCTGGCGGTCCAATGAGCCACGGGTGAGCCGGTCGATACGACGCGGTGTGCCCCAGCGTGGCTTAGAGGTCAGGCTCGGCGTTGGGGTCAAGCTCACGGGCAATGCGCTCCCACGGGTCCTCGACATCCTCGAGCACTTCGATGCCTTGCAGTTCCTCGACGCTGACAATGAGCGTTGAGCGTTCCAGCTTTGCGCCAAGATCGAGCAATCGAGCAATGGTGGACGGTGGCATCTCCTCGGCCTGGAGCAGGTTGAGCCCTTGCAAAGCCTTGGTGATAGCCATGCGTCCGGCTCGACGGTGGACTTGGTGCATGGCCCGGATGGCTTCCAGCCGCTCATGGTCCTCGGTGCGATGGCAGGCGTCGTCCCAGGCCGTGGTCCGTTCTCGCCATTGCCAATCCAAGGCCAACTGTCGAACCCGGCGCCCGCTCAGACCAGTCTGCTGCGCCACGGCATCCATGGAACGCTGCACCGGATTCATGTCTCGATAGACCCGGAATGCGCCGTATGCCTTGGTCGGTTCGCCCTTCTGCCGGTCCCAGGCCTGAGCATCGGCCAGGTCGTAGTCGTGTGGCTCAGGCCAGGCGTTGGTCATGTGGTCACCGGCTCAAGGTGGTTGTTGGGAACTGGGGGCAGCCAACCGCACCTTGTATGTAGAGAGCCGGTGACCACATCACCAACGCCGTGATGGGTGAGGCAATGGACGTGGGTACCGGCCATCCTTGATCAAGCCACCTTGGGACTTCTGGCAAGGTAGACAGGCCGGCACCAGGACACAACAGCCGGAGCCGTTGACGTGGTCGTGGAGCGCCAATGGTGGTGAATGATCCAGACTGTTGGCTACTCGACCGTTGCACTTGAGTCGTAGCTCACAGGGCAAAGCCTGGCTCAGAAGTCGTGCCCGTTCTCGTAGGTAGTGAGGGCCGTATGGTGAACCGACTCGAGGCATTGGGCCACATCATAGAGTGGCCGTTGGTGGTCGCACATAGCCACGACAGGCACTTAGAACCATTAGGCCAGGTGGACAGGCAACCTGCACACTGGTTGCCTCAGCCCCAGCCTCAGTGGGGTGGTGTGTGCTGGGCTGGATGGTGACCCGGTCCGTCACCACGTCGGCCACGGCAGGCGTGGCGTATATACCGGGTACCTGCAACCCCCCTATCCCCCCCCTACCCATTGCACAGGCACGGCCTGTGCCGCGGCAGTGCAGTTTTTTAGCCCTGAGGCCGGGAGCGGAG